GCTCTCCTTCGACAAACACTTTCTTGCTTCCGTTAAAGTCTTCATCATCATAGAGAACTCGCCCATAAAATTCTTCTTTATCATCTCGATAGAAAATAATATCTGTTACCAGCTTTTTCACCTTATCGTAATGAGGGTGTCCGGGAAAAATTTTAAATTCAGCCTGTCCGTTCATATTGTCACCAACTTCAAAAAACGGATCGCCGACTGTAAGCTCTTTTACCTTTGGATTGTGCAGCGTATAGTATTTTCCGTCTACGAGTGCTTTTATCGTATACATCTAAATCATACCTCCTATCTGCAAAATCAAAACATTCCCTGTTCCTTTGAAATATAAAAAATTCTTTCCTTCCCGGATTTCTGCCTCGTAAACTTTATTTTCTCCTACTTCCAGTGGGTACTCTGCCTCATCAAATTTCATCGTCATAGGGTTGTCTGCAATAATACGAAGCACTTCATTGTGTATCCACCCGTCAATCCGCACCTCCTGCCAACCAGAAGGACTATTGATTGCAATTTCAGATGTCTTTCTAATTACACCATCTTCAAAATCAAACGTATCCCATATCCACGGTTCGTTTAGTGCAGCAACATCTATTTTGAACGGATCACAATCGCAAGCTATCACGATTTCTGCCAGCACTTCATTTGTTTTCTTCGTATCAATGGAACAACGCCCCGAATAATAATATCCGGGGTCTGTGTCCAAAATGATTCTTTTCTTCTGTCCATGTATATCTGCTGATATTTTACTTATCAAATTGCTCCAGCGCTGATATCCGCAGTTTCTGGCATCGAACTTAAATTCCAGTTCTCTATTTCCATACTTAACACCACCATTTTGTACTTCTGTGAGGTCAAGTGAACCATTCATGCCAGGTACTTCAAGATATTCTGTCTTTATCTTAGGTAACCCGATGCTGATCTCTTTTAGTCTGAGCCCCCACTCTGTCCATGAATGGGATTCTCCGAATGTTATTCCTGCTTCTCTTGTCATCACTTAACCTCCTCTCTTTTTATGTGTGTCAATTCTGGCCATGTCTTTATCTACAGTAGGTACAGTTGCATGTCCGATTTCTTCACCATCAAGATCAACATGAACATGAGTGTCACCACTTATGTTTACTTCTGTTTTACTATCATCGAAAGACTGTCCATTTTCCTGCTGAACCTTGTATGTTTCATTCGCCTGTCTTTTCACTTTAATAGTTCCGGTTTCAATCTCTACCGCAGCTTTCATCTTCTTTGTCAGGTCTTCCATCTCTGCCTGAGTGTCTTTTGTAAGATCCGGCATCTCTGCCTTAATACCTTTTCCAATCCCCGGAGGAATCCACTCACCTACTTCTTCAGCAAATACTTTGGATGGAGAATTGATTCCCAATGCGGATTTTGCTTTATCTACCAATCCACCAAGTGCATTCTTAATACTGGAATATAGGCTTGAAACCATGCCGCCAATACCGTTAATAAGACCCTGAATTACATTCCGGCCAATGCTAGAGAAACTGCTTACAAGGTTAGACCCCCAACTGCTTACATTACTTGCTACGTTTCTAAGCTGTGACATTACCCTTGACGGCAACTGTTTTATGAAGTTTATAACTCCATTTACAGCGTTAGAAGCACTGGTCTTCATGTTAGAAACAAGGTTGCTTCCCCACGTTTTCGCATTATTTAGCGCATTTGTAAGGAATGATCCGATCCTGCCTGGCAACTGACTGAAAAAGTTGCTGACATTCGTAAGCACATTGCTTGCAGTTGTTTTAGCGTTGGATACCATATTGCTTCCCCATGTAATCAGGTTCGACAATATATTAGATAAGAATCCAGCTATTTTTCCTGGCAACTGACATACCCAGTCAATCACACCTTTTACAATTCCGGAACCGATTTCCTGTGCTTTTCCGGTAATGGAAGCCAACCCATTACCAAGTTCTGTTACAATGCTTGTAATGATTTCTCCAATTCCTGTTACAAGCCCTGTTATTACCTGCGGTATTGCTTCTATGAGCTGTCCGAGGAGTTGAACTCCAGTTGCCAAAATTTGTGGTACTGCCTCCAACAAGCATGTAATGATTGTCGTAATAATTTGCGGTAAATTTTCCACTAAAGCAGTAACAATCTGTGGTATAGCTTCAATCACTGCCATAAGCAGTGTAATACTTGCTTCAAGAATCAAAGGTGCTGCCATAGTAAAGCCATCGACAATAGCCTGTATAATCTGTGGCAGATTTTCTGTAATCGTTACTACAATCTGCGGTATTGCTTCAACTAATCCATTCAGTAACGTAATCGCTGCCTGTACAATGTTTTGCTGATTGCTTACCAGAAACTCTACGATATTCGTAATAATTGTCGGCAACGCCTCAAGCACAGATGCTATAAGTTCCGGAAGTGCTTCTACCAGACCAGTAGCCAGAGTTGTGACGATTTCAAATGCCGCCTGTGAAATCTGTGGCAGATTTTCAGAAAGCGTCTGCACAAGCTGAAGAATACATTCTACAGCAACCGGTGCCAATTCAACCGCCGCTTCTGCAATTCCCTTTGCAAGTTCAAGTATAATCGTAATTCCACTCTGTAATACACTTGGTAGATTTTCAGCAACGGTGCTTACAAATTTTACAAGGGATTCTTTCGCATTTTCTACAATCTGCGGTGCTTTTTCAGCCATTCCAGATATGAATTCTGTAAACAACTCTACGCCAGCACTCCAAAAATCTCCTGCGAATTCTATGACCGCATTTACAATGGAAGTCGCCATTGTAACGCCTGCTTGGACAAATTCTTCTTTATTGTCCACGATGGAGCTGATGAACGACTGCACCATAGTCAGCGCCGCATCTACAAGTGAAGGAACCGCTTCCATTGCCATCTGGGATAATTCTGCCAGATTATCTCCAAAGCTCTGAACCAAGCCTTCAAACCCATTCTCTGTAAAGGCTTCATTCATTTCATCTATCATTTCAGTGACAGTTTGAATTGTTTCTTTTGCTGGATCCTGTACCTTTTCATAGAACGTAAGGCCGAGCGTTTCTAATGCTCCACTTGCCTGTTCAATCGCTCCCGGCAGATTATCCATCATGGTTTCTGCCATTCTTTCAGCCGCACCCTCAGAATTATAAATAGACTCCGACAATTTCTCGAAGTCTTCGTCTGATGCATTTACAATGGCAAGCAGTCCGGACATTGCTTCCTGCCCGCCAATGGTGGCTGCCATCTGAGTTTTCTGTTCTTCTGTCAGACCGCTGAATCCTTTTCGCAGATCTTGCATGATAGTATTCAGACTTTTCATGCTTCCATCACTGTTCGTAATGGATATTCCAAGCTGGTCCATAGCAGCCTGAACATCGGTGGTTGGTTTTGCCATTCTGGTGAATATTGACCTTAGTGACGTTCCTGCCTGGCTTGCTTTGATACCGCTGTTTGCCATAAGTCCAATGGCAGTAGCACAATCTTCGGCAGAAAAGCCTAATGCCCCGGCAACCGGAGCTACATACTTAAATGTTTCTCCCATCATGGAAACATTCGTATTGGCATTTGATGATGCCGCCGCAAGAACATCTGCAAATCTTCCAGAATCAGCCGCCGACATACCAAACGCTGTCAAAGCATCTGTGACAATATCGGAAGTCGTCGCAAGGTCTTCCCCTGAAGCAGCCGCCAGGTTCATGACACCTTCAATACCTGCCAGCATATCTTCTGTTTTCCAGCCAGCCATAGCCATGTACTGAAATGCCTCTGCACTTTCTCCGGCAGAGAATTTTGTCTTAGCTCCCATTTCCTTTGCTTTTTCTGTGAGCTTGACCATTTCCTCTGCTGAGGCGTTGGATATTGCCTGTACCTTACTCATGCCAGCCTCAAAATCAGCCCCAACTTTAATCGCCGCTGTTCCAAGCCCTGCGATTGCTGTACCAGCACCAGCTATAATTGTCCCGGTTGTCTTTAATGCCCCTCCGGCAATGCTGCTTATTTTATTGATCCCACTTTGGAAACCGGAGGTATTGACGGACGTATCAAATTTTAGTGTTCCATCATAGCCCAATCTTTTCTCACCTCTTTTCAGGGCAAAAATTGATTATCGGCTCATGATGGCTCTACTTAATCTGTTGTCCTTTTTTAATCTTCACTTCAATGAGGTGATTACAGTTCCTGCCTTTGCATGGAACATATACCCCATCACATTCTGCGTCCTTTGTATAAGATATCGGCATACGATATCCGCATACAGGACATATCACTCTTTTCTTCTCCCTATCCATAACCCCTCCATTTACAACAGTCCGGTCAGATCACCGTCACCCATAAGGGCTTTTGTGATTGCATCGTATTTTTCCTGTTCATCATCTGGTATTGGAAGAGCATGAATCCTCTGCATTTTCTCATAAAAAGCTCTCTGCTCTTTTGACATCTTGCTTGTTATCTTCATACTACGATAACCCATGATTTTCTTAAATTCACAGCTATCATTCAGCGCAAGGAACATCGCCCTGAATTTCCACCAATGCAAGTCTTCTGCATCTTGCAGATCAATGCCATAATCCGAAAGAAATGCTGCATATATGTAACGGTCATCATATTCAAACGAATACACCCGCCGTTCCTGTGTGTCTTCTTCCTCTTCCTGTGAAGCCGCATTTTTCTTAGCTTTTTCTACTTTGCCGCATCTGTAAAACCATATCAGTTTTTCCACGGCTTCTTCTAAATCATGGGGGATTTCCGGATAATAGAGTCTTATCGCTTCCTGCATTTTCTCTTTATCTGATAATGAACTGTCCTGCATCATTAACTCAAATAAAATAGAGATGCGGAAGTCCGTATTGATCGGGTATTCCACATCTCCAATTTCAACAGTTTCAGGAAGCAAATCCAGTAAAATATTCATTACCGGTTACGAGCGGCGTTGTTCATATATTTCACTTTATTTCCCTTTTTCCCTTTATTTGCCCGGCGTTCCGCTCTGTTCTGCACACGTTCCGGAGCATACTGGGAAGTAATCTCTTTGGTTCTTTCCTGAACCTGTCCTACCATGTTAGCTGCTTTTCCAAAAGCAGTCATGTGGTCTTCCAGATTGTTTTTCTTTTCAAAGAGCTTGTCTGCTGTACCTGGTCCAAAAACAGAGTCAAAGAAACGGTTCACATGACCGCACTGAATTCTCATACATTCTGCATTTTTCTTTCCTACATACTGTGATTTTTCTTTTACATCTTCAGCTGTCTTCGCAAGACCGTCTTCAAACTTTTCCATTACGTCTGCGTCCATAAGGTCCAGTTCCAACTCAATCCCGTTAAATTCAATTTTACTCATTTGCTTTTACCTCCATTTTCCCTTTTACGCTGGCAATGATACAGCAACCTCGAATTTCTTTTCTTTTATATTAAATGTTCCGTCTATCGGATCACCTACCGCATTAAGATTTCCGCTCATTTCCTGCTTGCTTTCGCCAGTAATATCAGACAATTCCGCTGATACAACAAATTTTCTTGCGGCATACTTTCCTTCTGCTTTTTTATCCCAAAGCTCTACACGGCAGTATTCGAACTCTGCCTCTTCTCCGGTCAGATGGTTTCTTCCTACTGCATACAATGCGTTTACCGCCTCTTCATCCGGAATCAGGTGCGATGTGAACGGGAACACCGATGTGTAGGATACTACAGAAGAAGATGCTGACGCTTCGTTGATATACTTGGCAGATTCACTTTCTGCACCAAACTCTTCATCAAGTGTCGTAAATCCATAACCCATAAGCGCCCAATTCGGTTCTTCTGCGGTTCCTACGTTAAGATAATCAGCAATCTCATGTCGCTGGATAGCTTTCTTTCTCATGTGTCATACCTCCTTAAAATAAATCAATCGCAACGGTATCTGATACCTTGCGAATTTTGTTGTTACGTCAAAAATGTACCCGGGGGAAAGAATCTGCAATTCCTCTGCGTCCATTCCTTCCGGAAGCTCCGGCAAGTTCCCGGCTCTACTTTGCTCCTCAATCCATTCTGCCAGTTCTTCATAAAAAGAGCTGTTCTGGATATTCTGGATCCTGTCCATAGAGTAATACTCTCTGGAGCCAAAGGAGAACTGATACTGCCGGATAGAACTTCCGTCTACAAATTTCTGTATAATCGGGTCAAACGTGCCGGTTTCTATCGTGTACTCAATACCGCTTGTCCCCAATGCATCTACCCGGAAAACACCGTCTTTCAATAAAGGGCAGCTACAGAAATAGTCCGTAACCGCCTGTATGATTGATGTTGCCATACGCTTCTCCTTATATGTTTTTTGCGCCTCTCAGGATATCCTCTTTTTCCGCAGCCTTCATTCTTTCAAACCACTTTCCTCCCCTGTTGGAATCGTATGGTCTTGACTCTGATGTTCCATAATACTGTGCTGCCGCATAGGGTGCTATATAATTTACTTCACCGCTTCCGATCACCGTTCCCAGCTTGCCAGATTTATCAAGCATACCTGTCTGGAACGGAACTCTCGGACTGCATCTTCGTAAAACCTCTGAATCTACGAACTTCTGCATTCTGTCAAAGTGTTCGTTGCGGTTCCCGGCAAAATTGGGGTCCCACTGCAACTGTGCAGTCCACTGATCTGTCTGGAATATTGCACCTCTAGGGGTGGTTATTTTTGTTCTTGCCATTTACGCACCTCCGATTCTCCAATGCTTCATACAGTCTGAACCACGCAAGGTATTGTCTGCATATTCCACTACTGTGAAAAAATCTTCCCCTTCGGCTCTCAGCCGATTGATTTCATCTGGAATAAATTCTGTGATTTTTCCATACCGGAAGCTGAATGGGTCGAACAGCCACTTATCTGCCTGTACAATATGCCGTTTCAATACATAGGCGTTTTTCTGAATCGTCCAGTATTTCTCCAGTTCTTCACCCTTCAACTTTTTGAACTGTTCTTCCGGAAGATATATGCGGTTATCCTGTATCTCCGCATCATACGGTATCCGAATGATTACCCTGGAGCTTCCTTCCCGGTGTCTGTCACTCTGGCTCATAGAGCGCACATCATACCAAAAACCCCCGGATATCATTGTAGGCACGAATACTTCCCTTCTATCCGCACCTATTATCTGATTGAAAATCGTAATATCAGCATTATCCGTCATAGGTTTCAGACCACCCTTTGTACATGAGCCCTGTACCTGCCAGCCATCTTTTTACTTTTGATTCCAGCTCTCTTCTGCAATCATCTTCTTTCAATGCACTGGCGTATGTTACGGAATACCCGTCATTGCTTTCCGAAGTAATCGGATTATTCTTACTTTCTGTATAGCGATGTATGCTCTCTGTTGCAGAACAGATTGCATTTTTCACGCAATCCGGTATCTCTGGCAATCTACGGATCCTTCCGAATGTGACAGCATGAACAAACGTCTCTGCTTCCATTTCGGCATTTTCAAAATCTGTAGCTTTCAGTACATTTCCATGATAAGTGTTTTGATAGTACGGGAAGTCCACGTATGGGCTTCTGGTATCGCTTGTAAGCATCTTTTACCACCTCCATGATGAAATATGTGCTAATCGCTTTTGGCAGTCTGTTTTACTTCTTTTACAGGCTTTGTAGCTTTCTTTGTTTCAGCACTGCCAATCTTCGTGCAGGTATAGCCCATAAGTTCATAGGCTTCTTTCTTACGTTCCGGAATCCTGCATCTCATTCCATTTTTCACTGCAAAATACATAAGCTACCTCCTACTCACTCTTTTTCGTAGCCTTCGCTGCTGTTTTAGTCGCAGGTTCTTTCACTGCTTTTTTCAGTTCAGCATTTTCTTCCTGAAGCTGTTCGATCTGCTTATCAGCATTTTCTATATACAGAGTTGCTTCTTTTAGTTTTGCTTTCAAGTCTGCGTTCTCTTTGCGGAGAACTTCCATTTCTTTCCTAGCATCTGCTACGGATGTGATAGCCGCATCCATAACAGTTTCACCGCTTTTGTCTTTAATTACATATCCCATTTTGGAATACTCTTCTGCTTTTTCCTCAGCAATCTGAATGATTCTATTTTTTTTCTGTGCAAAATAGCTCATATTCTTCTCCCTTCACAATAATGCCCCGCTGATATTTATCAGCAGGGCAATCCACATTGTTTACGCCTCCACAGCCATCTGGATAGCTTTTGCTTTGTTTTTCAATACGAATACATCTTCATGGGATTCTTCGTAGTAAACATATTTACCTTCTGATAATGCAGATGGCGGATCCAGTTTAGCGAACTCGTAAGATACAGGTGTGATTACCGCAAGTGGGTTAATCAAGCACATGTGAATCTGTTTTGCACTTCCGCCAGCTTTCCATCCAGTTGTGAATTCATATACTGTTTTCATCAATTCAGATGGAACTTCTACGATTTCAACTTCATCAAGAGATGTAATTGCTCTTGAGAGCTGATTCTGTTTTCCAACATCCAATGTTCTGTAGATGCCCTGAGCATTTTTAATCAGCGTATTTGTTGCAGGTGTTACATAAAGAACAAGCCCCATTTTAGGAACTCTTCCCTCTGCCATATTTTCAAGCATCTTGTCATATACAGACAAAATGTTTTCAGCTGTTAAGGCTGTAGTATCTGCGGATTCTCCAGCCGTTGTCCAGTCGGAATAAATCTTAGAAATTGTGTAAGCATCCATTTCAGGGAACTTCTGCTCCTCGTTGAACACTCTTGTAATATTAGCAATAGTAGCTACCTGGTTCGTTTCCTGTACATCTCTAGGGTGTACCAATGTAGACCATTTTCTCTCATTTTCAAGAGTTAATGGAGTCCAGGAGTTGTTATAGTTTCTGGATGCTGTTGCGATGGTATCTCTGGTAGAATCCACACGTCCTGTTACAGAGATGCTTGGAATCTCAATCGTTTTGCCGTTGAGCCATCTGTATCTACCGTTGTTTGGGGTGTTGTACAACGCTCCAAAGTAAAGCACGTAAGGGAAATTCTGCTCTAATTCTCTCTGATATTCTTTTGCATAATTTAATGCTGCCATGTCTATATCCTCCTAATTATTCGTGTTTTCTTACTCCGGAAAATCCGAAGTTAAATGTTGAGCCTTTAGGCTCCTGTGTCTGTGAGTTGGTTCCTGCTGAAAAATATGGTGCTCCACCGTTTGGTTCTGTACCAGCATTTTCTTCATTTCCTGTATGATCTGGTTCCTCTACAACAAACGCATCTTTGTAATCAGGATTTTCTTTCAGCTCCTTCATTACATCATCTGCACCTAAGAATTTTCCATCTTCCAGTTTCAACTCTTTTTCTTCCAAAGCTCTTCTGACATAATCACGATACATAGCTCCTGGTTTAAGACCTACAGTATCAAGATAACGGTCCATCTGGTGATCTCTTTCCTGCTTTGTTAATTTGTCATTGAGCTTCTGAGTTTCGGAATTGTACTTCTGTTCCCAATCAGCTGCTTTCTGCTTAATGCCATCAATATCCATGTCTTTATAAGACTGAATCTCAGCATTTGCATCTGTGAGCTGCTGTTTCACTCCATCCAATTCTGTAATTTTGGCATCCAGCTTTTCTTTTGCCACATAACCGCCAGCTTTCAAATCTACAACCTGAATTTTCTTATCTGCATCAATGGCAGCTTCCAATTCTGCATATGTCATAGCCTTTGGTTCTTCTCCGTCTTTCTGATTGCCAAATAATTTCTTTAAAAATTCGTAAGCCATTTTGCCTACCTCCTTCATTCTTCTTCGCTGATTTCGTTTATACTCCGGTTCACTCCGGCTTTGCTATCGTGCATTTATATCCCGGCACGCTGGGGAAAGAATAGTTTAAACGTCATACTCAGGACAATGTGTAACAGGTGGCCTTTTCTAAAATAGAAAGACCACCTGCATATACATATAAATGATTATTCTATTTCCACCGTATAACCTTCTGATAGCCTCCTGGTTCCATTTTAAAGGTCTGTATGTAGAAATTATTGCCTAAAGGATAAAATCCCTTAAATCAGCTTCCCTTCTAACCCTCAGGGTGGGAGATATAAGGACCACCTCCTCTTACTTGCCCTTTCCTCTTTTGCTACCTTTTCCTTTGCAAGCCATTCTTTCCACCTCCCTTCCGTCTATATGCTGATATATTCTACAGAAAACAGCTTCGCTACATACTGTTATATCTCCTGTTGGCTCTTTGATAATGTAATCACCAACCTTTGCCCGGTTCCATCTTCCAGCTTTCTTTATGCTGCACCCGTATACATTGGCACTTCCATCTATGATGGACCTGTCAATAAATATCTCCTCTCTTTTGACCGCATCAGAGAACCATTCCGGTGCATATACTTCTGAATCTTTCGTAAACTGAAAAGCATCTACTTCTATTGGTTTCTGACGATACTTCATGGCAATTACTCTTCGTACAGAACAGTCAATCCATATGCGACCGCTGCATCATGCTCCAGTTTGCAGCCTCGTGTATTTTCCCAGCCTTTGCAGAAATAAGCCACATGGCATAAACTCATGTTTTCCAGAGATTTCGCTAAAAAACAAAGCGGTCTATTTGCAACTCCACGTTCTTGCATACTTTCTTCACTATACCATTCATCTGTAAACAATGTATTTACGACTTCATAACCTTTTTCGTGCAATACTTTGATTGCTCGCTCTCTTGTTTCTATAATTTCTTCATCTGTTTTTCCAGCCATCGGCTGTGATAACATTGCCTTCATCATGTTCCGTTCCTCCTATTCCTCTGTATAACAAGTGTTGGTCAGCTTCTTGTATACATCTTCATACAACTCCTGTTTATCACCATTGAAAGTGTATTCTGCATAAATACCGTCCCCCGATACTGTAGTCGATGCCAGGCATTTATAGTTCTGAAGTGTCTTGCAGCTCCAAACAATAAAAACATCTCCTAAATCAATCGGATTTTCAGGTCTGTTTTTGTTATACCACTCCACTAATTTTTTCTGGCATACGCTTTCAAAATGTTTCATTCCTGTAATAATCATGATATTCCTCCTACTTCTTCGCTTTTCTATTCGCCCATACCGCTTTCATACTGGTAGAACGTCCATAATTGACAATATTTCCATTCTGATCCTTTACCGCATACACCTGAGTTCTTGAAGTATCAATCCGATGTCCGGTTTTAGAACAGAAATCCTTTAATCTTTTTTCTTTGCTTTTCAACTTTACGGATTCTTTCTGAAATTCTTCTTTCAGTAGGTTCTCCGTTTCTGCATCAATAGCAGCTTTTATGGCTGAATCATATGCTGTCAGGATTCTCTTGCTTTCCCGAATCTGCCTTTCATATCTGCGCATGATTTGGCTGCACTCATATTCTGTCAGCCAATCTCCATTGAATTTGTACTTTGCTTCTGTATATCCGTTCAGCATTTCTTTCGTATATGCCGGCTTGGATATCCCTGGCCAAAAAGGGTGAAAGCTATGGCGGCAATTTGCACCGCACAATCCGGTTACTGTTCCATATCCGGTTGCTTCATAGAAATTTCTGTATCCATTTCCTTCCCCTTCAATCTTAAACACCTGCCCTTGCCATGCTGTATGTTCCAATCGTGCACCAGGATGCGCTGTGGTTTCATAATATTCAGCTCCCATATCTGAGGCATACATTTCTGTTAGAGCAGCTGCCGTTTGATTGATTCCGGTAAGCAGAGCCATTCGCATAGCCGCATCTAAAGACATCTGAGAACCGGAACTGTATAGAACTTTACTTCCCATCACAGCGGCGTTTCTGATTGCCTGCTTCAATGCTTCCTGATAAGAAAAAGCACCGCTCTGTACTTTGAGCAATGCTTCATTAAGTGACTGGATATAAAGTTCTTGACTTTTTGCTGCTGTTGTCAGTGTAAGATTGTTCACGTCTCCTGATGTTTTCTTGGCATTTGCAAGAAGTAATTCCTGCATTCTCTGTGATAAATTCACTTCAGAGATGACTCCTGCATCCAGCAAAGGTTTCCCATCGTTTCGTATACTGGTAATCCCTGCATCCTTAAACATTTCAAGTATCTCTTTATCAGAGAACCCAGAAAACTTGCCAACTTCTTTTACAATATCATTTAGCAACTTTCCGGATTCCTGTGCTTGCTTAATCTGCCATTTTGCTGTATCTGTAACTTTTCCTGTCTTTACCATTCTTCTTGCAATATCCCTTACAATCTGTTCATTGAGGTTATCTACCATGCCGAGATACCCATTTGAGAACGCGGTGAGATATTCAGGTGTCAGCATGGCTACACCTCCTTGATTGTTTCTGTCATTGTATTTTAGCCTTATCCTCTTTTCCGCCATTACTAAAACCGGTATTTCTTGCATTAGATAAAATAGTAACATCCAGTTCTAGGAGTAAGTTCGCAACATTTTCTGTTTCCTTTTGCGCAAGACTGTAGGACTTTACACTTTCAAGCGGCTTTCCATCCAGGCAAACACCTAGTTCATTAATTTCCACTTTATGCATTATATCTGTTCCTCCCTCCTACTCTTCTTCTGGAAATTCATCCGGAAGAACTTCTGGCATATAGTCTTTTGCTTCTTCCTCCGTGCAGCCAAAATACCAGGCAATAAATTTTTCTGGTTTCAACTTACCTGCTACGACCATAGTCCATCTTCTCTGATACTCTTTGTCAGTATCTTCCAATACACTATCGCCCCATGTGCAGTTCACCTCTACAGCCCCGGTAGGAGCCATATTATACAGGCTGTTCAACACTACCATAGAATCAATGAGATGCCGGAATCCTTTCTCCCATGCTTTCTGTAATCGGCTCACCGTCCGGTAAGAGCGTTGCTTTGATGTACGGATCTCCTCTGCTGTTTTCTCCAGTTCATTCGGATCAGAGATTGTACCGTACGCAAACCCTACATTCCATTCAATTCTTTTCAGGAACTTATTTAGCCCATTGAACATTGGATCATCTCGAATATCTGGATTATAAATATCAAATACTGTTTTATCCTTTGTTTCATCAAACGATCTGTACAGTCTTTCATGCCCTTCCGGAAGAATTGGTTTACCTTTCTTGTCTGTTTTTAAGAATTCCTCTGACAGATGAACCGCAGCTTCTTTTGCATCGTATTCCCATACAATCTGCCCCATCATTCTATCCGCTTCATGGATAAGTTCCACAGCCTTAGAGTAGACAGATACTCCAAGCGGAGAGCTGTTATCAATGTTATTGCTCTTTGCTGTTTTGATATAGACAAAAAGCGGCTTCTCCACATTGTTGATTGTTACTGGTGTTTCTGAAAGTCCAGCCCATTCCTCAACCTCTGCTAAAGGAACTTCTTCATCAAAAGGATAATTTATAATCGGCTCTTCGCTGTCGTTGTAGGAAGAAATTTTCTCAGAACGGTATGCCCGATTCAGAATGGTAATGCTATTTCCAGTAAATTCATGGTATTCCAATCTCGTATACAGGAAATCTCCCATGCGCTTATGCTGTAAAAAAACAGCAGACATAATCTCACCCTTGCTGTTATAAGCTGTCGGGTAGAAATGATCTGCTTCTACAAAATCTATTTCTATTTTTTCTGGCAAGCCTGTTGGTCCAACCGATACATAGGGTTTCATCACAATCCCGCCTTTTGCACAATAGCGTTCTACATGAATATCCAAATCTGTCAACTCTCTTTCCAACTGAGTGTTGATAAAGTCTGCCAGCTGACTTCCGGTTGTGGACAATTCAAATTCTGTTAATACCAATCGGGACATCTCTTCTGCGATTGTAGCCGGAAGGTTTGTGCAGAGGGTTCCATCCTTGCCTTCCCATGGTGGATGATTTTCATACATATCTTTCCAAAGCTGAATTGCATTATCCATAACACCGGATATAGCAATCTGCACTTTTAATTCTTTTTCAACGCTGTTTCTCGGCAGCAATTTTCTCACCCACTTTCGTATAAAATTTTTGATGCCAAATCTCACATTCTCACCTACCCTGCCTGTGTTTTGATATATTTCTTAATATCTCGTTCATAGCTGTATTCAAACCCGTCCAGTGTATCAATATCCGATGTGCCATCGTCCAAACGTTCCAGTTCTACGGTATTGGGTTTCCATACCGCCATGCTCAGAGCATCTTCAAGGGTTTCACACATTTCTGTATACGCAAACCTTCCCTGTGCTACCAGAGAGGTAAAGCAAAAAATACGGTCATTGATACGGTCTTTCTTCGCATTTCCGACTTTGATGTCTCCCATCTCAGCTCTTGCCATAGCTTTCCTCAATCCCCGGATAAGAACCTGTTCAGCAGAATCACAATAAACCTTGCTGATACTTCCAAACAAAGAAATAACCTTCTTCACGAAGGCTATAAATACTTTTGCCAGAGCGTCCGGATCAAGCTCCTCTTTATGCAATTCCGACAGTAAAGCGACCAGTTTTCCATATCCAACCGTAGGCGCTGATGCTACAAAAGAATGACCGGATCCGTTACCTCCGAAGTCAACCCCTATCGTTATGCCAAGAAGTTCTCCCTTCTTCATCATTTCCTGTGCTTCTGCAATGCTTATTTTCATCGGATTATCTTCCATAGCCGCTAATGAAGCAAACTGCGTATACACAAGTCCTTCTGCAATACTTCTCTTTCCAAGAATATCTCTGACATACCAAATACTATTTTCATCATACTGGCTTACAATTTCTTCCAGACGTTCTTGCGTGATGTTGGCGTTATCAAAAATGGTGAAGTGTGCATAATTGTAACCGCCCTTCAGAGTTCCTTCTTTTGCCTTCCGCTCATATACATCAAGATAATTTTCATAGATCGGTGCTTTCGGGTGTTCCGGGTTCATGTCCCAAAAGATTTTCCTGTTCTTTGCTGCAAGCTGTCGGTTAAAAGCCTCCTTGATTGTATTGTCATGATGCAAGTTAATCTCCGTGGCAATCCACATACCGTAGGAGTTACCACGAATCTTTTTGAAACTGTCTGAAGAAGATGCCCCTGCAAAAATCACAATTTTCTGTTTGAAATTGGTAGACGGTCCGCTAATCAATAGTGCTTCCATGTCTTTGTATTTTCCCCACCTGCACTGTCCTCTGAATATCCATTCCAGACCAAATCCATTCGCATCTCCAATATTCAGCTTTGCATTACCCATAGTAGAACCGGTTGCCAGATGGATCTTGTCTGGTGTCGTTTTCAATTCTTGTGCGAAGGCAAATACATTATCTACAGTTTTTCCGGAACGAACAGCTCCTTCCAAAATATTAAATGTACAGTTCCGGCATCTACGAATATATTCTTTATGTCCTTCGCCAAAATTAAAAGAAATCGTCTTTTTCCTGTTGAGGTCGGACTTTTTAATCTTTACTATCATAAATTTCCGCCTCCACTTCGTCCATATCTTCAATTTCATATACAATAGATTTGTCTATGAAGTTCTCAGGATTCCGCTTGTATTGTGCGGATTTCCTATTATTCAGCCAATACATCTGTGCCAACACATCAGGAGGGCATTCTTTCTCAACCACCCGTACTTTCGCTGGTTTCCTATTGCCATTAGAATCCATTTCCATTACAGTTTCTTTTTCTGTGTATTTGTATCCAATAGCACGTTCATACAACTTTTTTTCCACTTTGGCATCTGCCTGATCCTTGCCAGACATCAATGCCACCATAAAGCTATCATGGTCCTTCTTCCATCTATTCAGTGTCCTGACCGATACTCCGAAGGCTTCAGCTATTTCTACATCGGTAGCACCTTTTATGGCTAAGGACCAAGCCCAGTCATCGTGGTATGCCTGGTTATATTTCAACGGTGCTGCCATGTTTTATGCCTACTTGCCAGCCAGATATTCCGCAGCCAGGTATTCAATGGCTTGCCACTTATTTTTCGTTCCAATTACGCCTTCGTCTGCCATTTTCTTAACTGCCTCCTGTATGACCTCTGCCGCCTCTGCTGGAACTGCACTGCTTCCGAAGATGCTTGTCAACTGCACCCATTCACTGTCCTCTGTATATCCAATATCTTCAAACATCTGCTCTGTGCATTTAATCATTGCATGAATAGCTGCACCGGTATTCTTTACGTTTGCGAATTGCTGATATTTTGTAAGCGTTTCAAGGAAAGGCTTGTACTGCTCAATGTCAGCAACCCCAAGAAAGTCCGGTTTTGTACTTTCTAATGCATCTATGAGTTTCTGCAAATCAGCTATCTGATGTGGCAAGAAGGTAAACGTCAAATTTTTCCAATCAAAACTGACTGTCGGTGAAAGATATTTTTCCAGTTCTGCTTCTGGTTCTTCCAGAATATCCTTTCCCGCATAACTTTCTATCATATCATCTACATCTTCCAGCATTTTTGCCAGTTCCTTTAACGTAGATTGGTCATCAAATCCGCTGATCGCATTATGCGCAATCTGCTTTGCCACAATTTTTGACCGATTCAGACCACTGATATCCAAAATAACAAAAAATTCTTTGATACCAGCATCTTTTCCGGAACGGATTCTATGGTGTCCTGAAATAATTTCAATTCTGTTTCCGTCCTCTGTTAATGCACAAAAAGGCAGCGACTCTAGCTGCCCTCTTTTCTTAATATTGTCTGTGAGCTGTCTTTGCATTTCATTCTTCATGATGCGAGCATTGATGTCCTGTTCTCTTATGCACTCAGCAGGAACTCTTGCAATAATCAGGCCTGAACCCATATCAGCTATTTGTTCGTATCTGATTTTGCTTTGGTTTTCGCCCTTTCCTTCTGCCATTTATTTTCCCTCCTTAACCATTCTGCAAGCGTTTCTTTCTCCGTTCTGTCCTTCAGTTCTGATTCGTAAGTCAACCTGAATCCCATCTTCGGATCAGGGACTCTCTTCGTCAGTTTCATGACCCCTCTCATTTCTTTCGCTTCCGGATACTTAGTCATCTGCACTGTTTTCAGATGCCCGACTTTTTCTTTCTCCAGATCTGTGCAAATTTTGAATATAAAACCTTTGTTCTGCGCCAGCATTGTAAGTAATCTTCCCAACCTGTACTTCTTATGGGGAACGGTCATTCCATACATAAGAAAAATGGCATCTGATACCTGTGTACCAAACGCTCCCATTGTAAGCGCTGCTTTATCCACGCCGAATACCCCTGCTATTTTCCCATCAATAAGAACTGCAATATTGATGGGTGCTGAAGAACCAACAAAATTGTGCGTCCAGAGCTGGCGATAATACTGTGCCTCTGCTCTTTCGATCTGACATAGCTGTACTTTTGTCTTTTCTGTAATTTCATAATCTCTTGGAAGCATACTGCATTCCAGACTGCTCAGTTTGCTTTCTCCAGGTCTTGCAATTTTCTTCCCGTGCGCCAATGCAGTCGCTTCCTCTGGTCGATTGGCAGTCAAATATACATTTACCCCGCTTCGCACTCCATATCTGGCAAATACTGGCTCTCCTGCTGTCTTTCCTGGTTCGTTTTCTTCATAGCAAAGCACAAGGCATTTTGCATCTTTGCATAAATCCATAAACTCTTGTAATCCTGTCTTCGGATCAAAGATTCCGTACTCCGGTTCTTTCCAAGTCATCATTCCACCGGTATCATAATACTTTTCAAATCCGGCGGCGTATGTCGGTGGATTCGCAATAACTATACAGTGTTCATCATTCAGAACTTCGTCCATATGTTTCCACATATCCAAAGCTCTGTAATTCATGCCGTTCAAGATTCCCTTTGCCCGTTCCAGTTGCTCTCTGATATCTGCGATATGCTCTTCTTTTCTGCTTGCAAGGTCCAGCATGAAGTTATAAAAGTATTCCTTGCCAGCATTCTTTACTGTGCTGAGATATTTCCACGCATACATTGCCACTGCCGGATCCAGTAACTCTTCATCACTGAATCCTTTTGCATGGATTTCCAGTTCATCTAACGGTTTTCCGGTGACTGCATATCCCATGATAGACGTGAACATAGATACATCTGAGGCTTCTACTTCTCCGGGTTTAAATCCAGACTGGATTGCCAAATGTGACATAGCAAAAGCACCGGCGCATGGCTCTACAAATCTTGTGTACCCGTTCGTTCTGGCATTTTCCAGAAGTACCTTCAAAAACTTTTGTTCCGACGGAACCAACGTTCCCAAGAAGAACGCCCCTGGATTCTGAAACATCGCCATTTTCTTTCCCTCCTTCTTTTCTGTATGTTTTATTGCCTGGAACTATAAAGCCTCTGGATTCCGCTGTAAAGCGTCCCAAGCATAAGAAAAGCCCCACCCTATATGAGTGAGGCATTGTTTTTGGTCCGCCGAGCAGGAATTAAACACTGCGTCCTCCCGGTAAAGAGCCGGGTGCTTTAACACTAAGCTATCAGCGGTTAAGTATTGTAGCGAGGATAAATTGTTCGGTACAGATCACTCATGAACGATAACTGTTCATATCCGGAATCTTGTTCTTCCCGTTTTTTCTCCTCTTTTTTTCTTTGCTTTTCTCCTGGATCCGGTGACGGGTCTGGAAGTTCTTCAATCTTCTGTCCCGTCTTTTCGTACCACCATTCAGCAAAGACCAATCTATGGCACCATTCATCAGGTTTTCGGACATCTTCGTAGCAACAAAGCACTACGTCTTTCCCTTCATTCAAATATTCCTGAATGATTGCCCCGATAACTGGATATCCTGTTTTTTCTAAATGCTTGAAGTACGGTTCTCTGAATCTTGCTCTGTCATTTTCATTCCAGAGATACCCAGGCGGTGCTATCTGTCTGATGTCACCTGAAATTCGATACTTCGTTGGGAATCTCGGCATACTTCGGACAACTCCTACTACCGTATACTCCCCTGTGTTCAGTTCTTTGTTACTAAATCTGCTGGTATACAACTTCGGCATTATTCTCATTCTCCCTTCCGTAGATGCTGACTATCGTTTCAATTCCTTCAGCAATTCTCGCCTTCGTGTCCTCACCCAGGGATAAATAGAATCTTTCATGCACCATACATTCATATGCTTTCTTCATTTTCAATGACTGTTCTGGTGTTATTCCAAGCCGGAAGTCTTTTGCGATCTTTAATGCTTTTTTGTACTGATGTTCTGCTACTAAACTTCTTACTATGTCACTCTTCCGAATCATTTCTATCACCTCTGTTTCGATACCGTTTGGTAAGTTTTCTACATCTTCATTCTAACTTGTTACCGTCTGGTGTCAAACAGAAGCGTTTGTTTTCCGCTTATTTTTATGGAGTGACATTTGAATTGTTTACGAGCTATATCTTACCAAACGGTAATTGAATAATCAATGCCCTCTTTTTGCCCTTGTTATCGTCCCGTGGCTCTATTCTACCGTTCAAATCCATCTATACCAAAGATAAGTGCCGTTAATCTCCTACAGGCTGCTTTTACATCCTTGTAGACAGTGCGCTCATTTATGACCTCTTCTTCTGCAATTTCTTGCACTGTTTTTGCCTTATTATTCAAATAAAGCCCTTCAATTACACGCCATCTACGTTTTTCCTCCTGGTATGGGGAACTTTCGCAGCTCTCTCTGTAAACCCCCAACATTCTATCTACATGATTCATAATTACCCTGGTTCTGATTACTCCTCTCTCAATGCTCTCTATCTTTCCATCTCTATCAATCCTCCTTCCTTCCATCAGTTCAATAATATCTACGATGTCTTCGTCCAGTTCATTGCTGATTCTGTATATCGCTTTTTCATCGTACTCCGAAAAATCCCGGTAATGTTCCAACAGCATTTTTGTGTTCCTGTATCTCCTGTCAAACTTTGCCTTTTCTTCCGATACCGATTTCTTCTTCTCTTCTGCTATTTCCTTCTGATAAGCGCTTACCGCTCTATCCGCCGCCCTGTCCAAAAGCCGTTCCATTTCTTCCTGAGTGATACTGAATGTTTTTCCTTTTCCCATCGGTAAATCCTCCTTTTCACTGGTTGCCATTTAACTATTCATTTGATACAATATGTTTGCGAGACATATTAAGGGTGGCTTTACCGACAGGCTATCCTTTTTTATTTCCCGCAGGTAGCAAAATGGGAAATATATCCAATATCATCTGCCATTTCTGGTCTGCACCTTGCTCCCACAACTACTTTTCCTTGCCGGGTAACAATCCTCTCTTTCCCTCCCGGCACTGCCTGATAGTTTATTAAATCCGGATCTACTGGCATATTCTTTCCTTTCTCTGTCCGGACCCACAATATTCTTTTTCCGCACTTCCGACAAGTACCGAAGGGATTATCTGTTCTCGGCATGTTTCTACACCTCCTCTATTTCAAATCCACATTGATTCGCACAACTCTTTTCCCGTTATACTTTCTGTACTCTTCTACTTCCATTTCTTCAATATCTTCGTCAATACATACTTTAGCACTTACAAAATCTCCCTCCTTAGCCTCTTCCTCGACTTCTGCTTCCACGCCAAACCCATCAGCATATACATTGATTTCTACCATCATATCTGCCGGATACTGTGATAGTTCCTGAATCAGTTCGTATACCGTCATTGCTGCTTTCATCTTTTGTTTCCTCCTTGAATTTTATTCCATATACCCGATACATGCGCTCAAATTCTGCCATTCCCACTGTATGAGCCTCTGTATGGTGAACTCTGCATAAACATATCTTCCGGTAGTCAGAATCATTTACCTTCTTCCGGTCATTTCCCATTCCAATTCTGTCCACATGATGAACTTCTCCGTATCTTCCACAGATAGCACATCTGCGATTCTTCAAACAAGCCCATAGGTAATGATCTATATCATCCGTCCGGTTGCTTCCAAAGTCCATCAGTGGAACTCCCATCTCCAACGCCAGATCCAGCATCGTATTGATAAATTCCCTAGCGGTATCCATAGTGCAGTCAGAAAGAGAGAACTCTTTGCAGCCAGTCCGAATGATATGTTCCAGCTTTAAGCGTTCTTTCATTTCTTCAGGAGCATATCCCGTAAAATCTGCAATATCCCGTATCGTTGCATATGCTTTCTTCCTCTGTTCTGCGCTAATATGTCTTCCGTCATCCAACCACACCATGCAATCTTTGATTCTTTTCTTTAAAATTGCCTCTTCCAGATGCCGATCAGGAATGAAAATCTGCAAATGAGTTCCTTCCCGATCTGGCTTGTATGCTTTTATGTCTGCGTACTCATACATCTGTACTCCTCTTAATTTTTCTATGCCTTAGTCAATGTCTTCATATCCGTATCCATCGTCTTCCGGTTCATCATCTTCACGGAAATCTTCAATTCTTACTTCTCCCTCTACCGGTCCGGGAAGAGCAGTTTCGTCCACCACTTCCCCTTCCAATAACGGAAGTTCATTCTCCTTCGGCTCATTCATCGCTTCTTGGAAATCTGTATCAAAAATACTCCTCTGTTCCGTGTTGTTGACATAGGTTAAGACGTATTCCTGCTTCTGTTCGTCCCATACCATCGCCATTTCCGGATTAACACTGCCCTTTTCTTCATTCTTGATATTGATTGCAGATGTTACTTTATGGTCAAATTTAGGCTTCAGAATCTTCCGTGTTTCCCCTTTTACCTGCGGATCATAGTTTGGAATGAAATCAGGAACCAGTTTGATATCTATAGTGATAGTAACCTTCCCTTCCATGCTTTCTTTTTCCTTCATAGTTCCAAGCGCACGTTGCAATACAATGTCTGCATCTCTTCTCAGTTTTTCAAAGGTATCTGCTTCAATCCTTAATTCTTTGCAATCTTCCATGTGTTTCACTCTCCTATCTCAAATCTTCCATATGTTTCTGTATGCACTCCTTACACCCCGGACTCCTGTAGCCTACACATTCTTTCTCAAAATCAATGTTCGCATCATCTTTCATAGGGCATGAAAAGCAGTGCCGCATAAGTGCTTCAATCAAAATTTCTTCATTCGGTGTCATGTTCTCCTCCAACCTGTAAAATTTTCACTTCTACTCGTGGCTGCTCCGAATAATATTTTCGGAACATTCCGTCTACAATCATCGCATCATCTCTGTAAGCAATTCCATTCAGGCTATCACAGATTACTTTTGCAATATTATCAAAGTCAGGTTTCTTCACCGGTCTGATTTTCCCCTCTATCATCTCCTTCCGCTTTTTCTTGGATGTGCTTTTCGGAATACCGTAAAATGCAAAAATCCGAACGTCCAGCATTGCATCATCTGGAAATCTGAAGTTATTACACTGAACTCCATATTCCGCTTTCACCTGATTCTCATACATTACTGTATTCTTAGGTGTATACGCTCTGGCAAATGTTTTCTCTCCGTCCGCTGATTTTCTTACTGATACTCTTGGTCTTCCCTTTGCTTTTGGCTCTCCATATACAGTAAACTTAACCATTGCTGAACCTCCCTACTGGCTTTCTAAACTGGATTCCTCCAGCTTTGCCTGTATGCAAAAATAATTGCTTTTTCCTTTTTCTCTTGGTACTTTGATCTGCCGCACCGTATATCCATTCTTCACAAGAATCCCTGCCACTTCCTGTCTATCTTCCAGCGTATAGATTCTCAGCTCTGCAACCGGATTGAAGTGGTCACTCTGGACTCCAAAGAACTCTTCTGGTCCACACTCCAGCGCCTTTGCGATATCCAGTAATGCGGAACACGGAATTTCTGTAACTCCATTCTCGTAATTGCTTATGGCGCTTTCTCCTCTACCTGTTAATTCAGCCAATCGCTTCTGTGATAATTTTCTATGTTCACGAATATTTTTGATGTTTTTCCCTACGTCATTGTTATTCATGCTATCCCTCCAATAATTTCTTAGTTTCTTCGTATCTTTGGGCAGCCTCTCTTTTTCTCCATGACACTCCAGAGAACTCTAATGGATAACACATTTCAAAGATACGATCATAAATTCTGGTGTATCTTATGTCCGTAGCTTCCTGCATCTGTCGCAATGTCAAATTTGTTGTAAGGATAAGCGGCTTTTTCGCCCGATACCTGTTATCTATAATTCCGTAAACCTTTTCCAATGCATAATCCGTACTACGTTCTGCCCCCAGATCATCAATGATTAGCAGTTTCACACTATTCAGCTTATATGTAAAAGCCTCTTCTCTCTCCCTATCAAAACCTTGCATTTCTTGCAAAATTCGTACGAAAGATGTCATAACCACGGAAGTGTTCTTTCCCAAAAGATAATTTGCTATACAGGCCGCCGTATAACTTTTCCCGGTTCCAACCGTTCCAAAGAAGAGAAGCCCTTGATTCCGTTCGTACATCTTTTGGAACTCTTTGCAATAATTCTGAGCAATTTTCAAATGGCGTTCATTGCCATTTCTGATCTGAAAATTCTCAAAGCAGGCGGTTTTAAAGGTATCGTCCATCATACTGCTAATTTTCGCTCTTTGTATGCTTCTCATTTCTTCTTCCTTTTGGAACTGTTCCTTCTTAATCCGTTCCGCTTCTGCCCGGCATTTACAAACCACAGGAACCCTCTTTACTGTGCCATCAAGCCATATAATTTCTCTTTCTTTCCTCGTATGGCATTTCCCACAGTACAAAAGTCCATCTTCCCCAGTAAAATCTTCCGGCATTATATTTGGATTTCCTGCAATGTTTGATAACGCTGTTTCTGCAACACTGCTAATCATTTACACCTACTCCTTCCACTGCCCGAATGGATTTTCGTCCTTCGGAGTTTCATTCTGCTTTTCAGCCTTTGTTCTGATCGCCTCCGGGCGCTGTATCAATCCCGGATATTTTTTCTCAACTTTTTCAGTAACCCAGTTAAGAATTGTCATATAATCACTCTTGTATGTTTTTCCGGTAGAGCCTTTATACAAATTCAATTCTTCGATAAATTTCTCTGTTGCTGCTTGTCCGTATCCATACACCAGCTTGTTATACTCATCTTCTTTTAAGGATACATACTCTGCATACTGTTTCTTTTCAACCTTCTTTTTTGCAGCCTTTTTCGTCTTTTTCTTCTCAGCCGGTATAGCGTCCGTAGGACTGTCCGATGGACTGTCCATAGGATTTTCTTTCGGACTGTCCTCAGGACTGTTGGAATTACTTACTTTTTTCAAAGATTCCTCTCTTTTCCTAGCCCTTTCCGCTCTTTTTCTTTCTGCGTCATATTCTTTGTTTTTCAGAAACTTATACCACTGTTCCTGCCATGTATCCCAATCGTGCAAATATAAATCACCATCTTCTACTTCATCTATCCATCGTTGAGATATAAGGCTGTCTACAATTTTCCGCTTATCCAGTCCTTCACTTAACCCTTTTGAAAAAACTTCTTCTGCCACATCATTTTTATCGCAACTCCGAAGTTTGCCGGTTTGGTCTGCATTGTTCAGCCCCCATAACCACAAAGATACAAGAATTCCGAGAGCTTCTTTTTGTGAACATTCAATATCTTTTGCCAATTCCCGGAGTTTTCCTCCTACTACATGGTCATGTACACTAATCCATGCCACCGCCGTCACCACCTTTATTATGGCGGTCAGGTATTCCCAACCGCCATTTCATATTACTCATTTCCCGCTTCTGCGCTTTGTTCCTCTGTCTCCTGAGCTGTATTCTTCTTATCTGCTTCAATTCCATTTTTCAAAGTCGCCATAGCTTCTTCAAACTGTACCACTGTCATGTTCGTGGTTGATTCCAAGCCCATGTTTGTGCAGATATACTTTACAACCGCATTCCCTTTCTTTTTACCGTAGAATCCTGTTGCAAGATCAAAGAACTCTTGTCTTTGTTCCTGAGAAATATATTCCACTTCTTCGTAGACTTCTGGTGTTGCATTTCCTGTTGCACCGGTATCAATCACCTGTCCTTTTTCAGCATCTCTATCTGTATAACCGAACTCTTCTGCTGTATATAATCCCTGGTAATCATCTGGGAATGCAGCTCTTACTGCCTGTGATACCGCCACCTTTTCAATCATAGTACAAGGTTTACTTCCCCAATTTGCCATAGGTTTTCCATCCTTAAATTTCTGGTATTCCTGAAGAGATACCTCTTTAAAGGTTTCTGTTTCTTTTCCGTTCAGCTCATGGTATACTCTGCACCAACCTCCCAGAAGCGTTTCCGATGGATACAGACACGTTCCTTCTTTCTGAACAATTTCCTCTCCTCTCTGCACAACAATTCCTGATTTCATTCCGTTATAGTTTGGATTCTTAAACGCTCTTTTCATGTATGTTTCTTTTCCAATAACCAACTGAGCAGGCTCATTTCCAAACTTAATCAGATACACCTCTCCGTATACAAGCGGATTTAATTTCTGTGCCTGGCATGTCCGGATAAAAAACAGAACTTCCTGATCCGTTACCTTTCCATTTCCCCTTACCAGATAATTTTTTACTGTTTCTGGTTCCAGCTTGATTTCCACACCGCCTGCATCATATTTCACAACGCTAAACATATTTTCTGACATCTCATTTACCTCCTAATGCTCACTTTGATGGTTTCTTTGTATGTAACTCCCGGAATCTGAATACTTCCTTTTGATGCTCTGATAAGCCTCATAATTGCCTTTTCATCTACTGGACGTATTTCCATTCCTGAGAACATTACCGGAACTTTTTGATGATCTATGCTTTCAATTTCCCAGTCTTTTGAGCTACTCAAACCCTTCGCTTTTGGTGTATCCATGACCACTGCCGCACTAGCTGCCACCGTTTCTACCATCTGGGCTTCCATCAATGCTGTTTCGGCTGCTTCCTGGTTACCCTCTTCTTCAAACGCAGCTGCTTCATTCAATTTCTTCTCCTTTTCCGCTTCAGCAGCCAACCTCATTTTTTCTTCTAATTCCCGCTTCTTCTGTTCCTGTTCTTTTTTGTAAGCAGCTATGCTCTTCTTTAATATTTTTTCCGCTTCCTGTAAAGGTTTAAGCATTGTCTTTTCTCTATCGCATACTGCTTTATGAGCCTTATATGCATTATCTTTCATAGGCTTAAAAAAATCCGTTACCACTTTCGCCTGAGCTTTAATCTGCTGTCCAAATTCGGCAGCCTTTTCATAATCCTCATTGCTTGTAATGGTCATTGCCTTTGCCCGTACTTCAACCATGCTGACATTCTGTTGAATCTCTTCTTCCTTCACCAACTCTGTCGGCATTTCAATTTTTGCTACTACCGCTTCCGTAACTTTCCCACTCATATAAGTCCTCCTAAATATGCTTTGCAATCTGTAAAATTCTCCTAACGATTGCAGCTTCTTCTCCATACTTTACTTCCGTCTGATAATCTTCGATGACTTCATCAATCAAGTTCTGTGCATCTTTTGCATCTATGCAAGGACATTTCTGTAATGCCTTATTTCCTGCTTTAAGTGCCTCTTTTACCAAACACATAACATCTGATGGACTGCCATTTACTTCTACCTTGACTCCATTTTCGTCTTCGACTATCAACAATCTTGTCTTCTCTTCCATGCTATAACCTCCTACTTGTATTTTTGTATATGATTCCAAACTACCATTAGCGAAGAAAACACTTGCCAGCTTTCCATGTCATTCGCTTTATATCTAACCATCTGGTAGGAACCATCATTTTTCAAATGAACAATAGCTTTTTCATCAAAATTAAATCCATGACTTCCGAACGCTCTTTCGTATGCTTCCAGCTGTACTCCTGTCAGCATCTTATTTACTGCGGCTGAAGTTTTGTAATCTATCAAAACTTTTTTTCCACCAATAACACACGGCAAATCTGCTGTTCCTGCATATCTCAGGATTTTATGATAAACCCTGCTCTCTGTTGCAAGCGGAACAGGTTTTTGCTCCTCCCAAAATTTTAAAAAGCCTTCAAAATACCCTGCATATTTAGGTTCTATGTCCTCTATTCCGTATAGTGCATAATTTTCTGCCGCATTATGAACCGCCGTTCCTCTGCTTGCTGCCATCTGCATAATACTTTCGTCTATCCCGCTATAAAGCACATGATCCAAAGGTTTCATTACCGTAGTCACACTTGGAAGTATCTGTCCATTCAATGTGTAAATATGGCGTATTCCATCAAACTTTAATTCAGGAAAGAACGGCAATCCTTTTTCATTCAAGTTCATCTATTCTACCTCCGCCCGTTTCATTTCTTCACCGAACATTTCCAAGATTTCTTTCAAGTCTTTTCCATCCATACATTCTTTACAAACAGGGCCTTCAAAGCCTTCAAAATATTCATCGCCTTCATAAATTCCTTCTTTGCACTCAGCACAAATCATAACAGGTTGCTGTTCTGGTGCATTTGGGCAACGGCTATCGCAAGGAATTTTCAAACATACGCTACACATACTCTTCTCCTTCCAAAATTGCTATGCTCCTTCCAACCACCATAATTACGCCTGAAATAATCACACCTATGATAGCTTTCCACCATGCCGGTCCATCTAAAGCAGCTCCCATCACAAGAAACAACATGAACCCGAAACACATGATTTTTTCTCCCCACAAAATATGTTTTTTCCTTCTCCTTCTGTGCGTCCTTTTTCTATTCATCTAATCCACCGTTCCTTCTCAAGATTTTTTCTTTCAGTAATCTCAACTCGCTGATGGAAACTGAAAGTTTGTCCAACGTTCTCGTTACTTCCAGGAAATCTTCCTCTTCGTCCGGAGCTATTTTCCCGTCTTCTGCAATATTGAGAAGTTCTCTGCGCATTTCTTCAATACATTTTCCATCTAACTTTGCTACTATCCCAACCGTTACTGCTTCCAACGTTTTCAAATCTGCCGATATAGGCTGTTCTTTCCCAAATGGACATTGCTCTAAACAATACAGATTTTTCAACTGCGGTGCATCATATGCATCTGCCATCATCATAACCATGTCTAATGGTGGAATCGTTATCCCTCTTTCATAATTCGCAAGAGAAGAGACTGATATTCCAAAATACTCCGCTGCGCTTTCTCTGCTTTTAAGATGTTCATTGCTTTTTGCTGCTAAAATCCTGCACTGGAAGTAGATGCTTATGCCCGTATTTTCGCATCTCAAATCCATGTTCATTTCACTCCTTATCTGATAAACTAAAATCAAAGAATACCAAGACCCGAAAGAATTTTATTCAGGTCTTCAAAATTACCGTTCGGTAAGTTATTGTCGTAAAAAATGGCGTTCATTTCTTCGTATGAAAGCCCATAAAATTTACATAATGCAATAACTTCATCCGGTCTGAACTTGACCTCACCGCTTTCTTTTTTACTGTACGATACAATCGACTTTCCGATTACTTCTGCCAGTTTTTCAAGCGAGACTCTTCTTCCAGCCCGGAGTTCCCGGAGTCTTGTGCTATCCATTCTTGCACCTCCTTTGTTTTATTGATTATGTCATCATCTTAGCTTACCCTTCGGTAATTGTCAATAATAAAATTATATTTTTTGAAAGTAATATTTACTGTTCGGTAATTGTAGGGTATGATACGGTGGAGGTGATAAAATGCAGACTTTTTCAAATATTTTATATAGTCTATTAAAACAAAAAGGAATAAATCAGAGAATACTTGCCGAAATGGCTCATACTACTGAAGCAACCATATCCAGGTACTTAACAGATCCTAAACGGTTGCCAAGAGTTGATCTTATTATCTCCATTGCAGAAGCATTGAATGTAAGCACAGATTACCTTCTTGGACTTACCCCTGTGCCTACTAAGCAATCTTTATCTCCAGAATTGGAAGATTTGATTTACTGTTACTCCAGTGCTTCTGAGAGCGATCGTAAAGTGATTTGGACCTTATTGGAAAAGTATCAGAATCCTGGTTACAAAATAGCTGCTTCCGGACAGGATAAATGGGACGCTAAAGATTCCCACTCTCGACAGGAAGCCGTAAAAAACTTCGAGGACGAATAGAACATGATCTACACATTATGACATACCAGTCTGTTTCTTCATGCATGGAACTAAGCATTGTACAATTACAAAAGATTTTCAGCCCTAATGCATTTTCTTTTTTCAGCAATCGGCTAAACTCTTATGTAATTGCATATAACAGCACACTTCCATTGACAGATATCCTTTATCAGGTATTTCATGAAATTGGTCATATCTATCACGGACATATTAACCCAGACAGTATCAACACTCTTTCTCTGGGATTGCAAGAACGGGCGGCAGATAACTTTGCCGCCTTTATTTTTTCAAAGATTGGAGGTGTAAAAATCATGAAGACTCTCACAGGAAATGAGCATTTCACTTATGACGGAATGCCAGCCGGAATCTTGCTTAATGATTTCTGGGCTTGGAATTCCTCTGATTTGCTAAACAACACTTTACGTGGAGCCCTCGCAGAATTTCTTGTAGCCTCTGCAATAGGGATTGACACAACCGTTGCACGTCAAGATTGGACTCCATATGATTTGCTTTCTAATTCTGGAAGGAAAATCGAAGTCAAGTGCTCTGCATATTTGCAAAGCTGGAATACTGAGCGCCTATCCCGGATTCAGTTCAGTATTCGCCCTGCACGCTCTTGGGACGCTGAGAATGACTTCAGCGAAAATTCACAACGCTGGTCTGATCTCTATGTGTTTTGCCTATACGCCAGCAAAGACCGCAATGAAACACCGCTTCAGCTTGAACAGTGGGAATTCTATGTTCTTTCTACGTCAATTCTGAATGAGCATTGCAAAAATCAAAAAAGTATTACTTTAAATTCTCTTTTAGCACTTTCTCCAGTAAAGGCTACATACGAAACCCTAAGCGATGCTATCGAAGATCTGGATTTAGGTGTTACCCCCCCCCTCAAACATTTGTTCTGATTTTTACATCTCGTTTTGGGTAACAATTTAAATTTGTTTCCGTCCATCGGACTGTCCGTAGGATTGTCCACGGACGGACTATATATATTTATATATATAATATATGGTAATGGTACTGATACTGGTTACATCGGATTTTCCTAGTGACC